GAGGTGTACTACAAGGATGGGCGACACTTCATCCTGCTCGGCAAGACGGAGGCGACGTTTCTGTACCGCGGCTACACCCCGCAGAACGTCGTGCCGGTCATCCCGTACCGTTGCCACACGATTGCCAACCGCATCTATGGGCAGCCGCTTCTGTGGCCGCTGCTCGACCTGCAATGGCAGTACAACCGCTTCAAGAACTTCGCGCTGGACATTGCCGACGCGATCAGCAACCCGGTTTGGCTGGTGCCGTTCAACTCAGGCGTGTCGCCGTCGCACTTGACCAACGAGCCGGGCAAGCCGATTTTCTACCAGCCGCACGCCCCCGCGCCGACCCGGCAGCCCGCGCCGTCAGTTCCGCCTCACCTGTTCGAGATTCAGACCCGCGCACTCGCTGAGATCATGGACGTTTCTGGCATTCACTCGACGACCATGGGCAAGCGGGCAAGCGGTGTCACGTCGGGCAAGGCCATCGAGGCGTTGAGCGAAAACGACCTCGGACAGATGAAGCCGGTCATGGACGAGGTTGAGGGCGCAGTCGCCGAGTGCATGAGGGTTGCCCTTGTGTTCTGGCAGACTTACCTGCCGGAGAGCCAGAACCTGCGCTTCTTTGACGAGTCGGCGGGCTCCGTCGTGTTCAAGGAGATCGCGGGCACCGACCTAGTGCAGAACCCCGAAGTCATCATCGAGACTGGGACGCTGTTCGCCATCACGCAAGAGGACCGCGAGCGCAAGTTGTCGAGCCTGCTGACCGCCGGCGTCATCACGCCAGACGTGTACCTCAAGGAGACGATGCTGCGTCTCGGCCAGAAGTCGGCGACGCAGAAGATGGTGGCGCTTGCCCACGCGCAAGACCTGCTGCAAGCGTGCCGCCTCGGCCAGCAGATCGAGGTGTTCCCGTTCGACGACCTTGAGGCAATCCGGCAGGTGTTCGAGGAATTCGTGCAGAGCCCGGCGTACTACGCCGAGGCCAACGACGCGATGGAGGCGGGCAAGCGCGGCGACCCCACGGCGCAGCAGGCGCTCCTAGAAGCCACGGCAGTACAAGACTACATCCGTGAGGTGCTTGTCTCCGTTTCCGTGCCTCTGGGGACGCCTGGGCCGCAGCAGAAGGCATTGGCGCAGCAAAAGGTATTCCCCGCCAACCCGTACCAGCACGTGCCGCCAGAGCAGCAGGGAACGCCTGGGCCGCGCCCCGCAATGGAGCAAGAGCCCGGCGTGTCGCAGGGGGATGCCATTGCCGGCGACGGCTCTACTTCGGGAACGATTGGAGGTTAGAGATGAACCCGCGACAAGTCGCCGCCCAAGCGATGCTCCAGCCCAAGATTGAGATTGAAATCTCGATGGAGGCCGAAGGCGAGGAAGAGGGCAACAAGAAGTGCAAGCACGGCAAAGCCGGTAAGTGCGCCAAGTGTGAAGCGGAAGGCGACGAGGGCGACGAGCAGGAGGACTAACCCATGTACGTTGCTGATGTTTACAACCTGTTCCGCTCGTACATCGACGAGGCCGACACGACGTTTATCTCGGACGCGCAGGCGCAGCTTGCGTTGCGGGCGGCTTACGACACCGTCTACGAGAAGATGGCGCAGTTGTCGCCGGAGGCGTTTCTTGCCCGCGAGAGCTATGCTCTGAGCGCGGCGACGCAGTTGAGCTTTTCGCAGGTTGTGCCGCGCATCATGGGCAAGACGACGGATAGCCCGCGCTTGCTGCGGCTGTTTGGCGTGTACTTTCTAGACCCGGCGACGATGAACATTCGCCAGATCCTCAACGGTGTCGGCTCGTTGCAAGAGTTGTACTCCAACAGTACGGGCTTGCGAGGACTCGACGACACCGGCGCGGTCTACTGCTTTGTGCGCGATGCGCTGTTCTTTGCTGGCCCGGTGTCGCAGACGGTCGGCGTGTTCTATGTGCCCTACCCGAGCAAGCCCGAGAACGCGACCGGCATCGACTGGAGCAAGACCGGCGCGCTCGACAACGAGTACATCGACGACTTCCCGCAGTTCCACAAGTTGATCGCCCTCGTCGCCGCCAAGGAATACTACGCGGTGCGCGACGGTGCGGACAGTTCGCAGATCATGCGCGAGGTCGCCAAGATCGAGGGCGACATGGAACGCTTCTTCATCACGCGGTCCCCGCAGAACATGCGCGTCAACCTCGTTTGGTAGCAGGGGGTTAGCGTGGCAACCGACAAGCCCGAGGTTAGCAAGCTCGACTTGGGAATGGCCAGCGACCCGCCAGACCGCGGGCCGGTGCTTGTCAACGTCCACGGCCAAGGCGCGGCGCTGCGGATTCGCAACGCCTTCGGGCAGATCGGCGAGTGGAACACGACTCTGCGGTTCAACCTTGCGGACAGCGCCGCTGCGGGGGTGCAGCGCATCCTTGCCATGCACGCCTTCCGCTCAGACGCCGGCAGGTTGCAGGTTGTGGCGCTCTTGCAGGTGTTCGGCAACACGTTCGACACCGACCCGAGCGCCTACCTAAACGCTGGAGTGTTCGGCAAGTGGGCGTCGCAATACGTCTTTCACGTCTACGATGTGACCGCCGACACGCACGCAGAGTTCGCGCTGTACCGCCGAACTTGCGAAGTCGACCTTCGCACCATCAACGCGCAGGACGTTCGCCCTTGGGGCACAAGCGACGCCTACGACGACAAGATTGTGCCGCGCGGCGCAACGTCGGGAGATCCGGCGTTCATGCTTGAGATGCAGGACTGCATCATCTTTGGGTCTAAGGACGCCGGGGTGTGGAGTTACCGCCCGAGCGTGTTCGAGCAGGACGAGCAGCAAACCGGAACGGTGCTGTTGCTGGGCGACCGGCGCGGCGAGGGTTCGCCAATCTCCCCGCTCAACGGAGACGCTGGACAGTTCTCCAACTACAACTACTTGGCGGAATCTGCGTGGCCCATTCCGGCAGATTGCACGGTGTTCTCCGACCGGCTTGTGATCGCTTCGGGGCGCAGCCTGTACTTCAGCGACCCGTTCAACCCACGCGGGCTACTGTCGGGCAATTCTGTCGCCCTGCCGTTGCAGCGAGACATCAACGCCGTTGCGACCGTGTTCGGCAACATCTGCGTATGGACCGCCGAGGAGTTCGGCATTTACCGCCCAAGCGAGGGCGCGTTTATCAACGACGGCTCTTGGCGCCTTGTCAGCAACGATGCCGGATGCGCTGGACCGTCCGCCAAGATCGTTCTCCAAGACGGTGTAATGTGGGCTGGAAACCGCGGATTGTTCTATTCCATGGGACAATACGACGTATCCGCCGCGTCGGAGGCGCTGCAATCGCTGGTGATTGACGGCGTTTGCAGCCCGCTGTCGGCATTCCTCGCCACGCAACAGGTTGGATACACGCCGCCGACCGGCGACACTCCGCGCCTGCAATGGCTCTGGAAAGAGGTAGAGCGCGCCTCGTTTGCCTACGACCGCCAGCGCGACATGCTGCTGATGAGTCTGCCGAGCGAACAGGTCGTGATCTGCCGCGTCGCCGGGCAATGGTCGCTGTTCACGACCGAGAGCCGTGCCGACAACTTCCCAACCTCGGTCAACATCGCCAGCCTGGCAGTCGAGCGTGTTTGCTCCTGCGACGGCAGGGTGTTTGCCGCATGCGGTCCCGAGACGTTCAATCCTGGTCTTGTCGATGGCGGACCCACGTCGGCGTGGTATTTGCTGGAAATGGGGCGCGGCGGCGCGGTAGACCGCAGCGTTGAGTTCCCCGACGACAACCGGACAGGTATTGGCTGGTGGACGATCCATGGCGCCGTGTCGGACAGCGACCCCGAGATTTCGCTTGGCAAGCCGACCGAGTTGTGGCCGGGGTGGCTCGCCCAGGCGGGCGGCAACGCTATCGCGGCAAGCGGCGGCTGGCTTGTGCCTGTGACCATTCAGGCAAACGCGGCGGCAAACTGCATGCCGGCCGGGTACGCCCAGGTCAACGTGACCTACGACTCGACAAAGTGGGCGCCCCTGCTTGTTGGCGCGGGGCCGAACGTTGACGTGGTTTGGCCAAACGAGCGCGTGTCTACGATCGCCGGATGGACCATCACCAACCCGGCGCCGGGCACGATCAGCATCACCTACAACTCTGCGACGTTCTTGAACTTGTCGCTGTTCTTGCAGCAACCGCTGTTCTATATTCCGATGAAGCGCAACGCCACCTACGCGCCGAACAACGGGTGCGGCTGGGGGCTCGGCAACGTGCCGTTTGTCGGGCAGACCGCCATCGCCAATGTGCAAGCGCGGCTGCGGACCTGGCGGCAGTTTGACCGCCTGAGCCGAAACGCGGTGAGTGGGGCGCCGCTGCTGCACGACGACGACGACGCGGCGCAGCCGGTCGATTGGGTCTACAAGTGGGCGCAACTCGACCTCAACGGGCAAGGGCGGCTGCGCGAGGTGTTCCTTCGCGCTTTGACACATGGGCAGGGCTCGGCAGGCATCGCTACCGCGTGGCTGTGGGGGCTGCTCAACGTCTACTACAGCAGCGATTGGAAGGACTGGAGCGGGCAGGTTGTGGACTGGTCGGGCTTTGAGAACGAACTTGCCAGCAAGGGAACGCCGCTGCGCGCCAGGGTCAAAGACGCCAGCGCCGCGATGATTACGCGGGTGTTCGGCGGCGGGCTCAAGTGGGGCAGCACTGCCGACAAGACCAAAGGCAACTACCTCGCCGACGATGAACAGGTTGACACCTTGGCGTTTTCCGACTCGGTTCGCGGAGAAACCTTGTCGCTCATGCTGTTCGGCTTCGTGCGCGACAAGGCGGAAACACTTATGCTCCGAGAGGTTACAGCCCGCGTCCTCAAGTCGGGCGGTCGCCGCCGCATCGGGAGGTAGCCGATGCCTGTGAAGTTCCCCGGCTTGGTGGACGGTCGCGGAGAAGGCCGACGCGAAGGTGAGAACGACGGTCAGATTGACCGCCTGTTCCGCGTTGCAAAGGGCTTAGCTCCGACGCTGTTCCAATCTGGGGAGCAGTACCAAGAGCAGGCGCTTGGCGGTAACGAATCGCTATTGCTGTCGGGGACGTACTACGGGCTTGACGCCGCAACGTCGTGGGCTCGCATCGGCGGGCAACCCGGCGCAACGGTCATTGGGCAGGTCAACGTTTCCGGCGACGGCGTCGTGATTCACGGTGTCCACTTCGATGCCACGGAAAGGCGCCCAGCAGGCGCTCAGACGAGCGTTTCCGCTACAGGCAGGGCTGTGTTCGTCGGCTGCCGGTTCACGCGCCCTGTGGGCCTTGGCGGCGATTTTGTCAGCATTGCCGCAGGCGGTAGAGCCGTGTTTGTTGGATGCACCTTTGGCCCCGCCGTCACATCCGGCAACGTCGTCAACAACGCTGGTGCCCCGGCTGCGGTCGGCATCGTCGGGTGCTACAATGCAACGACCAGGCCGCACAACAACGCGACCGTGATTTTCGAGGTGTAGCGTGGCGCTGACCAACCGAGAGCAGACCGGCGAGCAGTTCTCCACCGGCACCACCGCAGACGGCAACCGCATTGACCGCGCCATGCGCGATATTGTGGCGTTCTGGAACTCGCTGCCCAAGCGCAACCGAGCGCGCAAGTACGTTCAGACGCAACTCGTCGGCGGGTTCTCGATGGGCTACACCGTCGTTCGGCAATTGCCGTTTCTGTCGGTTGCCAACACCGGGTATTTCTACAGCCCGCCAGACGCCAAATCAAAGCGCAACCTGTTCCGCTTCAAGGGCACGCGCAACAACTTCATTGACCCGTCTACCGCTAACCCTTTGACGGATCGCATCGTCGTGTGGTCGCCAAAGTTCGCGCTCACCAGGGGTGGTATCCTTGACGGCATCTCAGTCTGCTTTGACCAAGACGTGTTTGGCATCGCGCCCAATTGCCCGTTCAACGGCAGCGACCTGTCGGTGATTGTCGATGTGGATGACCGTTGGACGCCGGAATACAAGAAGTTCAACCTTGTGCAATACCTGTTCAATCGCAAGGACATACGCAGCATGTGGTCGCGGGATACCGGGTTTGCCCCGGCTGCTTACGCCAACACGATGCTGCCCGCGCACTGCCCCGGCTTTGTCCGCGCCTTCAACGCTTTCTTCGGGTTCGCCCTAGAAGAGCGCGGCATGGGCATTGCGCTGCCCGAGTTGTGCAGGATGCGCATCGGCATCGTCGTTCCGGTGTACAATGGCGGCGGGCACGGTTGGACGACAACGCCGTGGGCCAACGGCTCTTGGTCCTGGGCTGCAACGTTCTTGGAAGAGGTGGAGTAATGCCGGCTTTTACGCGAGGCGGGATTGCCAGAGGCGTCAAGTTGGCGCTGCAAAACGTGTTCACGCCGTTGCAGGCTGTGGCCTCTGCGCTGTCGTCGGCGGCGCTGGAGCGCGAAAACCTCAAAGAGCAGTACGCCCCGGTGCGGGTCAACATCCACATCCCCAACCTGCCGTTTTGGGCGTTTAGGGAGATGGCTGTTTCGACAACGGAATCGTACAAGGGTGCAATACCTATCCCGTTTGCTCTGCCGATGCCGCAAGAATTCTGGAACGGCACCGTGCCGAGCAACAGCCCGGACGTGCCCAAGGTCTTTCTGACCGAGGTGCAATTGTCGTGGGACCAGGGCGACGAGGGCGCCGCTGTGCAGGTTGAGGATGCCGGCGTTGACGGTCGCCTTAGCAAGCCGGCAGTGCTATCCACCTCGCTGCACCTGACGTTGGTAGAGCATTCGCCAACGATTCTCGGCAATACATCGATCGACCCCGACTCCGAGGTGTTCTCGCTTGACGCGCCATGGCAGGCATACGAGTCGGACTTTCGCAGGTTCAACCCGCTCGTCGTGGGCAACCTGCGCAAGCCGATGTCGCCGGGCAAGTGCTACGTCCTCATCATCGACGCGCAAGACCTCTACACCGCTGCCGCCGCTACCGCGCCGCTGTACTTGTCGATTCCGTCGCTGACCGTCAGCCTCAAACTCATCGCCGAGGTCATGCAGCGCGACAAGTACACCTTGGCGACGCCGATCCAGAACATGCCGGCTCACCTTGGCGTGCAGCCCACGCGGGCGGTCACGGTCACAGCACCGGTTGCTGACGCCACGATTGCCGCAGAAGGCGCGACCGGCGTTCAGCAGAACATGGCGACGCTCGACGCGGTTGCGCAGGCTGGCGTTGAAGGCGGCTACGAGAAAGACGGCTCCGTTCCGCAGTACGAAGAGATCGACGATTCCGCGTGCTACGAGATCATCGCCGTTCCGATGATGCAGAACATGACCGAGAGCGGGGCTGTCGCCTCGGACACGGTTGTCGATTGCAACTTTGTCGGCGTCGCGCCGCACCTTCTGGCGTTGTGCGACCGGCGCATTGTGCCGCTTGCCTACCCGATCGCCATTCACCACGTCGTCGCCGGGCTCAACTGGCACAACCCTGGGCGCAACCTGGCGCCGTGGCCGGCTCTCGCTCAGACGACGGAGCCATCGCTTGCCACGCAGCGGTGGCAGTGCGGCGTCGGGCTCATGTCCGGCATTCGCAGCGACCTAACTGCTGTGACGCAAGTTGCATACACTTCAACAGATTGCGTGTCATGGGGCGGAACCATCGACCGCATTCGCTGGCGTCCAAACCTTGACCCGGTTCGTCTCGTCGCCGTCCCGCTTGTTGGTCCTGCGGCGCCAACCGAAAGCGGCTACGTCGCCCAAGGCGCCCCGGTGTGGGCAAGCCGCGGCACGTCGCGCACCACGCTGAGGACCGGCGTTTACGACACTGCTGGGGCGCTCATCCCTTCGCCGACGCTCGGATGCGAGCAGGCTCTTGAAGTTCGGATGTCTTTGCAGGATTCTGTCAACGGGTTGGCTTTCGGCACTACAACCTGGGCAGGCATCGGCGGGCATTGGGTGTTCATCTACGGCAAGAAGCACCTGGCGGCGACCAGGAATCAGGTGGGGTAGGTCATGGCATACAAGCCCTTTGGTGAAGTTCAGGTTATGGAGCAGGCGCCGGCCAACCCGGAACTTGCCGAGATTCAGCGCAAGGCGAAGTTGCGCACCGATTCGATTGCGGCACAGAAAGCCTCAACTGGCTTGGCGAATGAAGCCGTGTCGGCCAAGCAGCAGGCCGCCGCAAAAATGCTCAGTGGGTTTGACCAAAAGGCGCAGGCCGACAGCGCAAAGATGTCGCAGCAAGCCGCCGAGGGTCTTGCCACCAACGCCGGCCAAAGCGGCGGGTTCGGCGGGTACGGCGCGCTCTTGCAGTCCGCCCAGCAGACCGGGCAAGGGCTCGCCAACCTCGGATTGCAGCAGTCTGCGGAGCGCGGCTCGATGGAGTTGCAGCAGAACGAGGGCATCCTGTCCGCCAAACAGCAAGCCGCCAAGGCTCTGCAAGATCAACTGTCGTTCGAGACGGAAGTGGGTGGCGCGTCGACCGACGAGCTGGCGATGAAGAACGAAGTGGACGCCAAGCTCGCCAGCTCCACCGCGGCGCACGCGAGTGACTGGACGGGCGAGCAGGATGCGGTTGCAAGCGAAATGGAGGCTTACGCCTCTTCGCTGCCCGAAGGCGCCGCCAAGCAACACGCGCTCTACCTCGCCAAGCAAGTCCGCGACGGCAGCATCGACGTCTAAGGGGGAACCATGGGGCGCATCATCATCGACCCGCGCGCGGCGCAATTCAACTCAGAGCGCCAAACGCCGCAGACCTACGGGCGCAGCACCTTGGGCGATGTCGGCACAGGGCTTGACCTCGTCGGCAAGGGTCTGACCGTCGCACAGATGGCGGGAGACATCGCAGGCCCCATCGTCGTCGGGCTCGGCAACATGGGAGTCGAGGACCAGACGCGCCAGGCGCAGACCGGCTTGCTCGATTTGCAGCGCAAGGCAGTGGAGAACCGAGGAGCAGCCGCGCGGCAGATGATAGCTTCGGCGCAACCGCAGCCGGAACGCTACGGGCGGCGCGGGGTGGAGGAAGCCTTTGCTCCACCGCTTGCAGAGCCGGATGCCGACCCGATGCCGCAGGCCATGGACGAGCCGAGTCCGCTTCAAGGGATGCTCCAGCCCGGCTACGAGAACCCATACCGGATGCGCTTTGACGCTCCCGCCGCAGGACAGGCGGCTCCGTCGCCTCGCGCGCGGGCTGCCGACCTCATGCTCGGAAGCGAGAACTTCAAGAAGATCGGGCGCATCGGCGACATAAACGCCTTCGATGCGCCGGATGTTGACGAGTTGGATTGGAGCCACGAAGCGCCGACCGACCGCCGCAGCATCGGACCCAAGAGCGCCTTGCAGCCGCGCGACATGCTGCGCGGGCCATCGCCGTTCATCGACAAGGTCGCTCCGCAAGAAGAGCAGATCCCGCCGGGCATCTTTGGGCCACCGCAGCAAATGCCGCAGCCGGGCACCCCCGAGTTCCGGCAGTTGCTTGAAGCCCAACAGCCGACTGCCGAGACGATGTCTGCGGGCGGTGGCCCTGGCGGGATGGAGATCCTGCGGCGCGTCGCCAATAGGCTCGGATTTGGCGGGGCTCCTGCGGTGAAGCCTGCTGGTGGTCGCGCTGTTCGGCGTGGTTCTGCACAGCCGTCGCTACAGCAGCGCGCAGACAGCGCCCAGGTCGGCGTTGACCAACAACTCGCCGAAGAACGTGACGTTGCCGGGCAGGCGTTGCTTCCCGCCGAGCAGCAGACCGGCAAGGCGATCCAGACCTCGGAAGAGATGCAGCAGATCGTGCGTGACCGGGCTGCGGAAAGCGGACCAGATGCCGCAGAGCAAGCGTTGCAAGCGCGGCTACAGTCGGCGCAGAACCGGCTGCCGGTGCAGGTTGAGGACTACGACTACTCGGTGCCGCAACTTGAGGCGCTGATCATTCAGGCCAAGCAAAGCGGCGATCCCGACACCATCAACAAGGTTGCGCAGGCGATCAACTCCAGCAGCCTGCGGGGCACGCGGGCGCAGTCGGTGTTTGCTGACATGCTCGGCGGGGCTCATGTCGGGCGGGAGCGTCAACGGCTGCTCGGCAACCTGTCGGGCGTGGCATCCAAACCTGAGAGCGCCGCAGACCTTGCGGGCGACTTGAGCAAGGCGACCTATCAGCGCCGCGTCGGCGAGCGCATGGAGGCCAAGCCGTATGAGTTCATTGAGAAAGCCGGAATGAACCAGGGCAAGATGCAGTTGTCTACCAGCAAGGCGGTCAGCAAGGCGCCGGAGACGGCGGCGAACGTTGTCGCTCGCTCGGCTGCGGCGAAGAAGTCGCTGACCGAGGCGCAGATGGTGGCACCGAAGGCCAAGGCGCAGATCGCCTCGCAGTACGCTTCTGCCAATCAGGCGAACTCCAACGCCAAGCGGATTCGCACGATGCTGCCGTGGGATGTGGCGCTGGCGAACAAGAAGCTCAATGAAGTACCGCGAGAAGGCAAGGGTATGAACTTCACCTTCAACGGTGGAGCGGGCTCGCCGGAGTCGGCAAAGCTCATGCGCAAGATCCGCGATGAGGGCGCTGTCGTCGCCGCCAAGATTGCGCCGCTACTGTCGTCGCCAGAAGTGACGCAACTCAAGGGCGTGCGCTCCAAAGACGCCGGCAAGATGATGGCAAAGTGGAGTTACGACGCCAGAAAGCGGATCGCGGAAGCTGGTGAATACGTTGCAATTCTTCAGGCAAAGCGCGCTGTTCTGGGCGATGCGGCACTTGACGGAGTGAAGTTGGCCGACACGCTTGGTCTGAGCAAGGATGAGGCCGACACCATTCGCGCCATCTCGCAGACGCCGGAATTCCAGTCGTCCTACAACAAGACCAAGGAGCGGCTTGCCAAAGAAGAGGAAGGCAAGACGGCGCCGGATGGCACTGACGAG